TTTTGTAGCTGGAACTCACGAATGATTCTTTGCTCAAAATAGTCAGCGTCTTCTTTTGAAAGATTACTTTTTAAGACGACAGTTTCGGTATTATCCCATCCGTAATGGGCAATAGCAGACCCAATTCTGGTATGCTTCTTATAGCCGTGTTTTCGGCGTCTCATTGATTGCATCGTTTGCCCACAGTACATCTTTCCATTTGGAAAAATATGTACATAGAGCTTATAATCACTGGACACTTTCTTTGATTGCCTCCTGCTCTTCCATATCAGGCGCGGCGGCGGTGTCTTTGATCAGCCCCTCCAGCGCCTTGAACGCAAAGTTTTTATGCTTATAGGCGGCGAACTTGGGACGGTTGACAATGCGGCACACAACACCTTCCCGAACATGGGTATGGCCGACAGGATCGGGGCCGTCATAATACTGCTCGGCTTTGGTTTTAATCCATTCGCCAGCATTAGTCAGTTCGCAAGAAGTTCCTGTGAAGATTTCCTCTTCGGGAATAAGCCCCCTATACATCAGAGGAACATATTTGACGCCCATCTGTTCGCAACGATAGCGCATAAAGTCGGGCGGATACTCCACCACATCGCCGTCTTCGTTGGTCATCGTCATGCGGTAAACGAAAAGATCGGACTTGGGATGTTCCTTGCCATCGGGAGCGCAGCCATAGCTGAATGTGGTGGTTTTACCGTACTGTTTGGTAAATTCCTTGTCGTTCAGCTTAGAGTTATTTCCGGGATTCATGATGGGCGTACCGTCATCAGTGAATCCAACGACCTCATAGTAGACTGTCTCTCCCTTGTGGAGCTTTCCTTCAAAGACCTTGGCGTGTTTCTCGCGGAAAGCGTTATTACCGTAGTAGCCTCCCTCATCGAAGGTGTCCAGAACCACGCGGCGGGTTCCGGTGACGTAGCCCCAGTCATAGATGGGCGTCCGCTTGATCTTGGAACGAATCGCATTCGGGGTCTTACGACTCTCATAGAGCCGCTTTTCCATACCGTTCCGATATTTATAGCCCTGCAACACAGGCAGATAGCCGGTACGCTGAGAAGTTCCGTGCATTTTCAGGGTAACTTCTACCAGATCCCCGGCATGGAATGCGGAGAGGTTGTAGGCCAACTGCTCCGTGTCAGCGTGTTCTTGGAAGAGCGGGGAGATAGGATCAGAACGCTTACGAACATGATTGCCACCCCCCCCACTACCGGAAGAGCGTTTGACGGCGGGTACGTACTTCTCGCAGATAGTGATGCCGTTCAACACAGAGATCGTGTCGCCCTCTTGGAGCTTCTTGATATCGGTAAAAGAAGCCAAACAGGAGAGAGGGAGGAACAGACCGTCGCTCTTCTCGCCCCGGAGCTTGAGAGCCTTAATATTCCGCTTCTCCGGGTCAAGGTATCCGCCAGCCGGAGCGCCGTTCTCATCCTTACGCCGCAGCAAGTCATTCTTCTGTGCGAACTCCAAACCGAGTTTGCCATCGGTAGGGAAGTACACGCCCAGCTGATCAGGGTCGGTGCCGAGATCCACAATCACCGTATTACCGAAGCATTCGCCACAGAGCAGCCGGTCGGCATTGGTATGCTTCCTCAGATTGTGAATCCTGGTAACATAGGCACAGTACATTATATTCACTCCTTGTTAATTTACTTTGTCACTAATCAAGAATACATGGATTTCAGCTTATGAGAGGCAGTCACGATAGCCTCTGCCGCCTCGTGCATCTCATTAACAGTGGTATTGAACCCCATTGAAATACGCACAGTACAGGCCGCATCTTCATCAGACATTCCAATACCACGCAAAACGTGGGAGGATTTAGCACTGGCAGCGCTGCACGCAGAACCAGCAGAAAGGTAGATGTCCAGCTGATCCAACAGAAGAAGCAAAGATTCGCTGTTGACGCCAGGGATGGTCAGGCTGATGATATTAGAAGAATAGTTCTCGCTATCACCGTTGATATAGAACTTCCCAGGCATTCTCAACCCCAAATCAGTCAAGAATGCGTCTCTGAGCAATCCCCACCGTAACTTCCAGTTCTGGAGACGCTCAGTAACGATTTCTGCTGCTTTGCCAATCCCTACAATTCCCGGAACGTTCTCAGTACCACCACGCATTCCGTTTTCCTGACCTCCACCAATAATCCACGGGGATTTGCGGATAGAATTGCTGATGTAGAGCACACCAACACCCAGAGGAGCACCGAACTTATGACCGGACATGGAGCAGAAGTCAATTCCGCAGTCCTTCACGATCATATTTACATGGCCTGCCGCCTGTACAGCATCGGCATGGAATACGGCGTGATACTTTTTGCAAAGGGTTCCGATTTCTTTCATGGGATTGACAGTGCCCAGCTCATTATTTACCCACATGATAGAAACGGCGCGGATTGTATTATGGGTGCCATCCAGCAACTGTTCCAGATCATGTAGATCCACACTTCCATCCTTATAGGTCTTAACGTAGCGGGTAGTAAAAGGATAGATATGTGAAGGACAAAAAATCCTATGGGCTAACGGTTCCAAAACTGAATCATGCTCAATTTTGGTTGTCAAAACTAAGTCACCACCAAAATTTTGCAACCACGCATTGTTCGACTCTGTGCCACCAGAGGTAAAGAACACCTCTGAGGGATCGGCACCAATCATTTTGGCTACCTGGCGGCGGGCATTTTCAACAGCTTCACGAGCTTTGACCCCTTGGGTATGAATACTTCCGGGGTTGCCGACATGATCGGGCCGGAGCCAAGGGAGCATAGCTTCCAGAACCTCCGGGAAAACCGGAGCATTGGCAGCATTGTCGAGATATACCACGTATTTCACTCCTTTGATAAAGGAGGCTCAGAGCGTAGACAGCTACTTGCTACTCTATCGTTCTGAGCCTCCTTAATGGTTTACTTTGCTGCTTATGCGGAGATAATAGGACGAAGGGCATCGTCCACCTGCTGATACCGCTCCGCGTTGATGGCCTCCAACAGGCAGTCGTAAGGATCAGTCTGTCCGCTCATCACCATCTTGGCGATATTGACAGAGAATCCGCTGACCAGTGCCACACCCATATCGTTTTCCTTAACAGGGATAGTGCCGGTGCGACTGGCAACATTCCAGAAGACCAGCCGAGGCATCTTATATCCAGCAGCTTCATACCGCTGAGAGATTTCCTCAAACAGACGGGGAGAAGGACGCCCATTGCATACATATCCCCATCCATTACTACGAACAGGGCCGCTTACGGCACAGCCGTTGAACTCCATATCAGAGATGATGAGGATATTGGCAGGTAAATCGTCCTGCTTCATATGATTGTTGATCGCCGTGGTAAGAACCAGATCAAATACAGCCTCGATGTTAGTGCTACCACCAACATGGCAGCTATTACAGATGCCCAGCTTCTCTCGCAAATTCTTTCCTCGGCTCAGATCGACAAGCTGAGGATTCTCGGAAAATGTCATGAACTGATCCTTAAACTGCCCGGAAGAGCGCTCGGCAAAGTAGATTGCCATAGCATTCGCTACCTCCAAGGGGCGAGCCTTGCTCCCGGGGATAGTTACCCATGTCATGCTGGCGCTGTCATCCTGGACGACCATAGTATTGCCACAACCCTCTACGGTATCAGGCAGATGCTTCCACAGCTCCTCAATAGTGTCGTCAACACCAGAAATGCAACGATACTTATTGACGATATCATGAGGGAACAACGTCCCAGCGTTGATCTTAGCATCGCCCTTCTTTACCTGGTCAAGAAAAGTGCGCCGGCGATCCTCGTCGTGGCGGAGGAAAGCACTGTTATACTGCAGGTTAGCACGAGAGGGGACACGCTGATAGTCGATCCCCTCCCACTGCTTGGCGGTCATCTGCTGCTCCACAACGAGCAGGTAACGGGAAAGATTGGCGAGGGTGTGCTGATACTGGCGCTCAGTCATGCCGACAGCCTTCCGCAAAATCTGGGCATAATGCCGAGTTTGTTTGGAAGAAGTCTTGCAGCGGGGCATCCACTTTGCCAGGAGAGAAATGGGCTTGTCCTCTGCCGCATTTTGGGCGTCGTCATAAAGCTGCCCTTTGACCAGCCCGGTCACGCAGTCACACACGGGCGTATCCAGCAGGCACCACAGGTCGTCCCAGCGACCGTACTCAGGCACCAGTGCCACCACAGGGGCGACGTACTCGGGGAACTCCTTCGCCAGAGGCACCATGCAGGCACGGAACAGCCGGCGCTCGCCCAGGCCACCACGGACATCACGAGCATAAAAGAGCCATTTCATTGCCATCAGCTTGTCCTCGAAGAACGCCTTGGTGAAGCGCTGAGAGATGTCGTGCTCGCTGGCGCTACGGAGAGATGCCACAGCGAAATTGAGATCCAGCAATGAGTGGTTTGTAGTCCTATATCCCACAGCACCATTTTCTGTGACTGAGATATTGGAAGTGCTATCTAACGTGTCTCTTAACTCATCAATAAACACAACCGTTTCCTCCTAACAATTTATGAATTTCCAAACATATCCATGCGATTGCAGATACTCCCCACGACAACATTTAGAGATCCCAGATATGCCGATACCAGTTTTTCGGCTCGCTTCTGATAGAGAAGGATATTCTGAAATTAACTCTCCATCCATGGTGTATTGCACTACTCTCTTTGATGCAGTCGTCTGCTGTCCAGTCTTACCATAATTGATGTTATTAGCACCCCTATGACTATCTCCTATCCGCTTCTTTGCTTCATCAGATAGATGATTGCCATAATTCGGATTATCGCAGCCTGTAAAACGACCTTTTCTCGATTCGCCTATCCTTCGCCTATGCTCATCAGATTTAGGGCGTCCTTTCAGTTTGAGCCTTAAACGATTGATAGCATCTTCCGAAATACGACTTCCACTCATACCTTCCCCACCATCGGTAAGATTATATAAGGGAATGTCCTTATCACGAAGGGATGATATAACAACTC